GCGGGCCCGCGGGGGACTAATCTCGTAGCGTGGACCGGCTGTCCCCGTCGTGGCGGAGCGGGGAACGCGACGACGGTTTCGAGATCTACGGCGGCGACGACGCCCGCTTCCAGTTCGACCCAAGCCCTCTCGTTTCCCGGTTGGCGGCCGGGGATGCGGTGACCCGTGACGGCCTCGACCCGGCCGGGGCGATCGAGTTCGAGCAGCTGCTGTCGGCCGGGATGATCTGCCCCGAGATCCCGGAGGAGCGACGCCGGTCGGTGGCGGTCGTCGGCGATCCTCTTCCCGTCGACGTGGTGCTGCCCGGCGAGCCGCGATCTGCGGAAACCGCCGGCCTGCTGGTGCTGGTGCGTCACACTGCCACCGCGCCGGACATCGTCCGGCGGGCGTCCGAGTTGGAACGGCCGCATCTGTTTGTCGACATGTCCTTTCATCACACCGTGTCCATCGGTCCGCTGGTGATCCCGCACGAAACCCCGTGCGTCACCTGCCTGCAGGGCCGGCTGCGGGAGCGCTGGGGCGAACGAGAACCCGTCGCCGATCCCGAGGTGACCAGGCGGTATCCCGATCTCGTCGCGGCGCTGCTCGCCTCGGAAGTGCGACGCTGCCTTGAGGGGGACACCTCGCTGGTGGGCTGGACCGTCGCCTGGAACCTCGCCGACCGTTCAATCCTGCGCGAGAAACTGCTCACGGTCCCCCTCTGCGACTACTGCCGATGTTTGTAGCATTTTAGCAGTATATGCGCTCAACTTGTTCGAGTCTTTGATAAAGCCAGAAAATAAGTTTGAATAAACCGCCCCATATTTTGTTGCTTCACCAACACCCATATTCATGGCATTTGCATTGTCATTAACCCATTTTAAGAAAGACTGTGAGCTTTCACCCATTTGCCGCTTAATCTGATTCATAGCAGCGCTGACTTCAAGAGCCGTTTGGGTGGAGTACATGCCTAAATCAAGTAATTTCTTTCCTAAAATAGCAAATCCAGTAAATGCTGCAAGCTTTCCAAAGGCACTTTTTATGCCACTTGTTTTACTCTTGACATTATTGGCTGCATTTTTCACTTGGTTCTCGACTTCCTTCATCTGCTTTTTAAAAGGTGCGATTTCAGCGTTGATAATCACCTTTAATTCTTCAAGCGTCATGCTCATAGCTTTCCTCCTTTCTCATTTCATTAAATTTCATCGCAAACGCTCGCATGCGTTCTCTGTGAAGTAATAGTTGCTCTTGCCTGCGCTTTTCTTCAATCTGTTCACGCTCTTTAACGAATACTTCTGGAGCATATTCCCAAAACTCAAGGATTTTGGCATCACTTGAGACTAACTGAGAAACATGATTAGCAATCATTTGCGATAAGCGATACTGACTTATAATTTCTTCTTTTTTCTTCTGGGTATACACACGATTGAAACTCTCAACTAAATCACGAATTTCAGCAGGTGTATACTCCCAAAAATCAAAAGGACTGCCCCCGATGTCCAAAAACAAAGGATACAGTCCGTCAATATATTGTACTACAGAAAGAGGTTCTGCTAGATTGTTGCCAGATTTTACACTTTCGTTACTTCCGGCTCTGTCAGTTGCTCCGCTTCTTTCCTCTTCTGTTTTGGCATAAAACCCGAATGTTCAAAAAGCGGGATAATAACATCTGTGAGCAGGGTAGTCTGATCACCACCAGCATCCACATACTCATCGTTTAAGTCATAGACATCGTCGAGTGTGAGTCCGTGCTCAAATTTTTGTAAAGCACCGTGGATAACCACCAACATTACTTTTAACGGTGGCAGAGGAAAATCTTCATCTTTCCGTGGCATGAAGACCTTGAGCAGATTCACACCAAGTTTTTCTTCAACAGCTACGGCTTGACGAGTAGTCAGACGTAGCTTCAGTTCCTTTTCACCAACTTGCCAAGAAGTGTATGGTAAAGTCATTTTTTATCCTCCTAATCCATCAGTAAATGTAAGATCTGATTGCAAAGCAATCTTCAATGTAAACTCAATCACTGAGTTCACACCGCCGCCGCCAAGTTTAACAGATACTTGTCCAGTAAATGTTACTTTCGTTCCATCTGGATAGATTTGTTCGAAATCAAGTTTCTTCTTAGCTTCAGCAGCTTTACGCAGCACACGATAAGAGTCTGTTGCCTTATCATTTTTGTAAGCAAATTTGTATTCTAGTTCACCCGCATCACCGATACCAAACTCATATTTTTTGACGGTATCTGCTAAGGTAGTGTTTTCCACTTTTTCAGGTTCAATACCAAATTCTGGGACTTCTTTTAAGCCTTCTAAATCAGTATAGGTTGAGCCTGTTTCTTTATATCCCAGTTTAATTCCATTAGCTAACATATTTTAATTCTCCATTCTGTGTTGATAAACCAGCTCTGAGCTTAAATCAACAATTCCTTCAAATCGCATAAGCTTATGCCTTAAGTGCGACGGATCAGGAACATCTTGGCAATCAGTTCTAACTAATCCGAGCGATTCAAAGACATTATTGATTTCAACCGCTAGACTACTTGTTGAGTCGTTATTAAAAATATCAACTTTGTATCTAACACTGGTCTTCTGTTCTTTGTTGCCGTATCGTTCATACGGCTTGTTTTGTTCTTCCAAAAAAATAACGACTGGGAAGTGCTCCCAATTGTCAGGATAAGTGTCCGTTACATTCTCTGCAATTTTGGACAACTCTTTGTAAATAATAGGCTTAATATTAATCATTTTGCATACTCCGAAATTTTCTTTTTAACGTGACTCGCAATCACTCGCTGGACTTTCATCTCGTTGTTCTTCAACGCAGGATAAAGATAAGGCTGCGCTGGCTGGCCATACATCTTGTAAAATTCCCCTATCTTTTGAAAATGATAAGGTCCTACATCAATCTGGCTTTCATGAACATACCAAGGCATAGAGCGATAGGATACGCTAATTTCTGGCGAAATCCCTGAATGACTTGCTGCACCTTTTGGGCCTGTTCCTAGCTCAACGTAGATACCGTGTTCTACGTTGACAAAAACCTCACCAACTGCCATGCTGCCTTTTATGTCAGCTCTGGTCAGTATCTTCTGCCGTAATTCTCCCGAATTAGCAGGCGCTAGAATCTTAGCCTCTGCCTGAACCAACTTCGTGCCTTTGTGGGCACCTTGAACTACTATCTCACGACAAACACTATCACTGGATAGTCTACGCAACTTTTGCAGTAGGCTATTAAGACCGATTACTTCTGACACGTTCTAGCTCCAGCACTTTGTGATTCGAGTATTCCTTTATCGAAATAACTCGATGCGTGACCTGGTCAATTTTATCAATACATAATCCGTCTTTTTCAGAGATTGCCGTTATTTTTTCGACATTAGCGTTCAAGATGTAGTTTAAGCGCTCGCCATAGATTTCAGCTTGCAAGCGTCCGCTAGCTGGCCAAATTTCAGCTTTTATTTCAACTGTTTCATCGCTGTATCCCTCGCGCTTGATTCCCTCATCAGTTTTTATAACTTGGAATTTACGCATGTTATATAATTTCAGTCTATTCTTTTTCAAAAACATGACCTGCCACCCTCGCTAATCGATGCATTCGAATACGTTGTAAAAGACCCGTAGACAAGCCTGACTCTGCATAGATGACAGAGATACCGCCTTCGCTCCTAGATTGCTCTCCCTCGCTTCCTGAGCGGTTATAGAGTTCAATTACAAGTTCAGGTAGTAGTCTTTTGAGCGCTGGCGTCAGCTTTTCTCGGTTTGTTTCAGATAAAATGATATTTTCAGCCCTTAAAAGCAAGGACGAGAGGACTGTTTCGTCTCTCTCGCCCGTTAATTGTTTTAGTTTTTCAAGTTCCATAAGACCTCCTAGTCAAAAGGAGTCGTCTCGTCTCCTTGGATTTCGGTTTCATCAATGATCTCGACAACGTCTGCGATATCGACTGAAAACTCACTTTTGAGATTGTGTGACAATTCATTGTAACGTTTGTCTGTCATCTCAAAGACATCATTCTCATGCCGTCTCACTTTCGCTTGCCAGTCATTGAAGGCTTGTTTAACTCTGACTTTCATAGGTCAGACCTTATTTCTTGATTTCAGCAAGCACGACTTTAGAATCGTCTGAAACGGCCACTGTGTAGAACTCGTCAATTGAGATTTCAGTAGAACGTTTCAATGGCTTACGGTCTACTTCGACGTTTGGATCGCGTTTGAGGTAGACTGTCAACGCTGGAGTGTCTTTTTCAGTTTCATCATCATGAGTGAGCTTGATGATTGGGCAAGTGTAGAATGCACTTGTTGTATCAAGAACAACCTTCTTAGTAGCAACGATACGTGTATTAGCAATCATACCAATTTCACCAGTCATTACAACTTGATTTGGATATTTATCTGCTGAGATAAAGTTTGGATCTTTGCGCAAAGTTGTGACCTGTTTTGGATTGACAAACATAACCTTTTCAGTATTGACTTCTTCTTCAAACAAATCAATAGCATCAACGATTACATCATAGCTAATCGCTTTTGTTTTTGAATCAAATTTACGAGTGTTTGTTTTTAAAAGAGCATCCATTGCGTCGTTATCGATTTTAGATGCGATTGAGAGTGCAAGTTGATTTTCAGCGTTACCAACTGGATCGCCATACCCTGAAAGAACTGCTTCGTCTGTCAATTCAACAGCTTTCATAGCCTTCTTGATTGTAGCAGTCTTAGTAGATGTTCCGAGAACTACTACACCAGCTTCCACGCCTTCATTTACGTCTTCGGCATCACCAATATATGTGTAAGATGGGACTGTAATTGTGTTACCTGGTACGCCTTCAAGCGTGCGATCGATAGCTGCAAATGGGATTACTTGCAATTTCTTTGGTAGTTTAGCTGCAATCATATCTCCCATTACTTCGGGATTTACGAGATTTGCAATTTTAGTTTGTGCCATATGTTAAAATTCTCCTTGTTGATTAATTCAAAAATGAGTTATACAATTCAGGATTTGACTGCTTCAATGCAGCCTTCTCTGAATGACTCATTTGGAAAAATTGAGCTCTTGAAAGCCCTGTTGATTGTTGTGGCGCAATCTTAATAGGTGCGCTACCCTTCATGCGTTCGGATACACCTTTCTGAACTGCATCCTCCCATGTTTTCTGAATGCTTGTGACTGATTCAGTCACGGCTTCAGCGTTTGATAAATCAACCACGGCTACTAATTCAACAGGTAAGCCACGTTCGCTTAACATAGCCTTAGCTTCTGCGGTCAATTCCTTACGAGCAATAGCCTTTTCACGGTCAGCCAATTCTTGCTCACGCTGATCTAACTGATATTTCTGTTTCTCGTCAGCGTTCATCTTGGCAAGCTTCTTAGCTTCGTTTTCCTTGGCTTCTTGCTCTGATTTCCACTTAGCAAACTTCTTGTCGATGATAACATCGACTTCTGCATCTGTGTACTTTTTTTCATCTTGTGGTTCTGGTGTTTTAGGTTCTGCAGGTACCTGATCATCAGTTTTACCACTCTCTCCTCTGCTTGGATCTGCGCTAGCTTCACCGTCAGCAAAGAGCTGTAAGGTCTGGATATTCATTGGAATACGACCTAGTTTTGTTTTTTGTTCGTCCATTGCGAACCTCCTATATTTTAAGTCGTCCCCGACTAGTTATTCCATAGCTTTTTTCGTCTTCCATGCCTGGACATAGTAAAAAAAGCCGTATTACTACGACTTTTAAAATCTTAATGTAACGTTGATTTTTCGCCTTGAAAAGCAAAAGCTTTTTCCGAAAATATCAAGCTGCAACCAGCTCTCAACATAATACTGTTCGCCTTCTTTGTATTTAGTGATGTAATGACGCAACATTTAAATCACCTCATAGGTTTGTTCAAAAATATCAGGCTTACACGGATAAAGTTCTCCTTGTACACCTTTGATAATGTAATCGCCCTTTTTGGCTATCATATCACCTTCAAGTGTAGCGATCCATACATTCCCAAGTGCATCAAACCAAATCTTGTTTTCTGCGAAATCAATTATTTCTTTATGGTTACTGCCATTCCAATGAACTGCCTCAACCACGACAGGTTTCTTTCTGTATTTCATTTTCTTAATCCTTTCTTTACGCCATTAATCATTCCGTTGATTAAAGATACAATGACAAGAATCAACAACAAGAAAAGCAACCACCCGAAAGCAATTGCTATCCAATCCCATATAAACATATTTTCCTCCTTTTTGCGTATAAGAAAAGCACCTAGATTATTCCAAGTGCTTATGTGATAAATAATCTTCATACTCTTTGCGAGCATATTCTGGCATTTTTTCCTTAGTTTTTTCAATGAATTCATTGACTGACGGATTATCCGTACTGTTTAAGTTATACCAATTATTTTTAAAACGGTGAATCCAACGTTTAGAACGTTCGCTTTTAAAAACAGGTGGATAGTCTTTGACGAAATCTTCTAAAATTTTAGAATTATATTTTGTTAAAAAGCCAATCGAAAAAAATATAGCTTCTCCTAAAAATGCTATCTGCTCTGCATTAGCTTTTTTTAAAGGTTCAAAAAAAATATGTTCTAAATACTTTTCTTTCATTCTGCAACCTCCACTTCATATATTTTTCGTTTTCTATCAAATGCCAACTCTTGTACGTCTTCTGACAATACCTTAAATTTTGTATTTGGTTTTATCAAAAATTCTTTTTCTTCAGCGTGGCTACTCAATTCACCAACATATGCACCTATTGATTGACCTTTTTTAACAGTAATGTTTAATTGGATTTCTACATCACCGCCACCGAAATCTTCAAATACAGATTTATCGAGACTCGTACTCATAAAACCTTTATCAATGACAAGCGTTTTTCCGATAGAATCCTTCAAAAAGTCTTCGTTAGGTTGTGTGAATAAGCGATACGTCTTAAATGATTTTTCGGTTTTATAATTAGATATAGCTTTTGTAATCTGATTAGCTTTTACCTCAATATCATTATACCATTTTATAATCTCCGAACTAAGTTTTTGTGGCTCTCCACCCGAAATTTCTTTTAAAAAATTATCTTTTCCTTCTCTCAAGATACGGTTATAATCATCGTATACAGCCGTCGTGTACTCATGTATAGCTTCTGCCCTATTTGAAGGCAAG